ACGGAGGCGGTCATCGCGGGCATGGTGCGACCGCGACGATTTATTGGGCCGGCAGGCGAACAAAACGTCTCGGCGTCGCTCGCCAAATTCCGCGAGACGTTTGCCCGTGGTGCGGAAGCGGAGGCGGCGAAGTAATGCCAGACGTCGCCGAAAGACTGCGGACATTTCTAATCGCGGGCGCGAGCGTGACCGCGATCGTCGGCCAGCGCGTTCATCAAAACATGGTGCCGGAATCAAGTGCGCCGCCCTATCTGTGGTTTCGCAGATCGCGCACGGACGAACCGCGTACGCTCGATGGTGGCTCGCCATCGGGATACGAGCAGTTTTTTGATATCGAGTGCGTCAGCGAGGACCTGAGCGAAGCGCAAACGCTAGCCTACGCCGTCCGCGACAGACTCAACAACTATCGCGGATCGTTCGCGGATTCGACAGTCAAAGGGGTGTTCGTCGAAGACCACTCGGACGACTATGTACCTCGCAGTGTAAGTAGTGATGACGTGGCGCATGTCGCCGCTCTTTCCGTGCAGATCATTCCTTAGGAGCTTATGCCATGCCTACGCCAATCATCGGGCTCGGGACGATTGTTACCGTCGATTCCAAGACGATTGACCTGATCGTCAATGCGAAGCCGCCCATGCGGGACCGCGAGCTTGTCGATATCACAACGCTTGATGCAACGCTGCAAACGTACATTCCCGGCATCGAAAAGCACAGCGAATTCACGTTCCGCTTGCTGCGCGACCCAGACGACACCGATCAAACGTCGCTCGACACGCTATTCGGCTCGAAGGCCGTCAAGACGATCACCATCACCTACACGGACGCGACGCCGACCGTGCAGACGTTCAGCGGTTTCGTGAGCAAGGTTGAGCCGAGTCAGATCGAACACAATCAACCCAATGCGTGGGATGTTACGATCCAACGCACGTCGGCAATCACGTAAGGAGATAGCTAGGTGGCGAGCTACATAATTAAGCGGCGTCGTGAGCGATTTACCGACGCCGCGCGGGGTCTCGACTTCGATTTGGTCGAGGCGGGCGGAAAGAACGGACTGGAAATATCGACACGCATCCTAGACGCGCAGTCGGCCGCTAAAGGCGATCGAATCGAGGGCGGTCCCTTGCTCGACTTGTTCGCGTTCGTGCTGTCTGTGTCGATCGTGGATGATTCCGGGGCATGTCCGCTCGATAGCGACGAGGGGCGGCGCGAGATTGCCAGTTGGCCGCCCATGGTGTTGATGGCTGCCGGGCAGGCCGCCATGAACGTGAACGGGGCTGGCGAGCCGGCAAAAAACTGACAGAGGGCGAGCGGTGGGCGTATCGTCTCGCTCTCGCCCTGGGCATCGAGCATCCTGATATGATCGGCGACCGTTTGACGGCATCGCAGATCGACGGTTGGCGTCGCTATTGGTCGCAGGAACCATGGGGCGACGTGCGGGCCGATATGCGACACGAGGCGTACGCGCAGCGGCACCTACACGGCGTCGAAGGCGTTAGCGGAGTGTGGCCGCACTGGCCGCGCGAAGAGAGTCCGGAAGAGATCGCCGACAAGCTAGCCAAGGCCAAGGCCGCGAGACTGGAGACGCTGAAGAATGGCGCTTAACGCCGGCAAGATGTCGTTTGTGGTCAGCGCTTCCGCTGGCCAGCTATTCGCGGGGCTTAATCAGGCGTCGGCCGCCGTGCGTTCGTTCGGCTCGGTCGCCGGCCAGGTCGCGGCGTCTGTCGGTGCGGCGTTTGGCGGGTTGTCGGCAGTGGGATTCACGCAGTGGGCCATCGGGTTAGCTGCGGAAACATCCAAGGTCAACGCACAGTTTACCGCATTGATTGGCAACGCCGGACAGGCCCAGCAGCTACTCCAGCAGATCAAGGACATTGGACGCACGAGCGTTATCGACAATCAATCGCTAGCCGGCGCCGCTCGAACATTTATGGCGGCCGGCATGTCAATTGATGAGCTAGTGCCAACGATTCGCGCCTTGACGATCGCGGGATTGGATAACCGCGAAGCGTTCCAAGGCATGGCGATGCAGTTCGCCAAGATCATCAGCCAAGGCAAAGTGCAAGGCGATGAGCTAAATGTTCTAACTGAATGGGGATGGAATCCGCTTAATCAGATTGTCGCCAGGACTGGCGAGACGATGGCGGAGGCCCGCAAGCGAGTCGAGCAGGGCGGAGTGACCGCCCGCGAAGTCGCACAAGCCTTGCAGGACTTTGCCGGCGCAAACTCCAAGATGGCAAGTGCTGCGGTGGCGGCGAGCCAGACCCTAAGCGGTCAATATCAGGCATTGCAAAAAGACGTCCAGACGCTGGCCACATCGTTTGGCCAGCGTCTAGAACCGGCCGCGTTGGCGACCGTGGAGGCTCTGCGCGGGATGGTGGAGATGGTTGGCGGCATCGACGGTCGATCCGCACTGGCGGCCGCCCAGGTCATCGCCTTCGCGGGCACGTTCGCTCTGGTGATTCGATACTCGGGAACCGTTGTCGCCGCCTTCCGGTCGATCGTCACAGCGATTCAGGCCATGACGACGGCGCAGGCGATTTTCCAAGCGTTCTCGGGGCCAAAGGGCTGGGCTCAATTAGCCATCGCAGCCGTCGCGGCGGCTGGTGCCGTCGTGGCAGTGGAGCAAGCATTTAGCGGCGTGGCGGCTACCGCAGCAAAGGCAACGCAGCAAAGCACGGAAGCCGTCAAGGCAACCGAGAACGCGGCGAAGGTGGCAGCGCAAGGCGTGGCGGCGTCAAAGCAGTCTGTCGCAGCCGCATCGGGCATTGTGCAGCGGCATATCGCGTCAGAGCAGGCCGCCCAGGAGAAATTGAACGCGGCGATTGCATCGGGCGATGCGGCAGCAATCAAAGCCGCTCGCAAGTCGTTGCGGGCACTGGAGACGTCGAATAGCGAGGAGCTACAGCAAGCACTTGCCAAAGTAGCCGACAAGTACGACCAGGTGTCGGCGGCGGCGGAACGACATGCCCAGTTGCTACAACGCGGTCAGCAAGTCGCCGAACAGTACCAAGGGCCGGAGGCCACATTCGGCCAAACCGCCCAGGAACTGCAAGAACTCCTCGGCGCTGGAGCCATCACCGGCGAGACGTTTTCAGCAGCGATTGGCGATGCCGGAAGCAAGCTATTAGAGGCACGATTAGAAGCCGCTGGGCTCAACCAAGAGATTCAAGGCGTCGGTGCTGCGGCCGCGAACACGATGGAGGGCTTTCGGGCCATGGCGGACGCTCGCCGCGGCATGGAACGCGACCAAGCGCGGGCGGCCGAAGCGGCGAGCGTGCAGCAGCAAATAGCGGCCATGACAGCGGGCGCACCTCGCACAGCTGACACCGAGTTCTCGAAGGAAATGCGGGACTTGCTCAAAAGTCAGCGTGACATCCTCCAGGATTTGCTACAAGAAACTAAGAGCAAAGAGACGTTTAAAGTCGGAACGGTGGAGCTTTACTGATGTCGATTTCGAGCGTAACGCTTCACTGGGCTGGCGCGACTGGCGACGTCACAGCCGATGCCGTGGAATACACGGCGGTCTACCGGGTGCAGACGTCGAGCACTGCTGACGGACCGGCGGCAATCGCGGCGTATTTCCGCAGCAATGGGCCGTGGCTCAACAGCAGCTACAGCTTCGGCGGAGACTCGGACAGCAGTGCGAAATGCACGAAGGTGAGCATCCCGCGACATGTTGCGGGATCGGCGAACGTGTGGGAAGTCACGTTTACCTTTTCGACGCAGGCGGGTGGGGCTGGCGGCGGCAACTCGGCTCAGCAAGTTGACGACAACGGCAACGCGGTGCAAAACCCGCTCGACTTCCGGCCGCTGGTGTGGATCGCGGGCAACACGACAAGCGAGCCAGCAGAGGAGGCGTATTACCTCGGCGGCTTTACGCATCCGATTCAGAAGTTTGCCATTGGGCAAAAGATCCGCGTTCAGAATTCGGCAGGTGATAGGATTGACTCGCCGCCCATTCAGATCGACAAGCCAATCGCGCGCATCTATGTTCGCGTCAATCGTGCATTCTTCGACGTGACGCGCCTCGGCATGGTCGGCTCGGTATTGAATCAAAAAGCCAAGTTCAAGGGCTTTCTGATGTACGACGGCACGTTCCCATCCGGCACGCTCAAACTAACGGACATCAGCGTGCAGATGAAACGCGAATCAATCGAGGTAGGTGGCGTCCGCGCCATCGAAGATTACAAAGAAATCACGCTGGAGCTAGCGTTCAATCCTGACGGCTGGGCCTATCAGCTTTACGACTTGGGATTTAATCGGCAGGCCGCCGCAGGCGATCCCGATGGCAAGGGCGGGACGGTATCATTCACCGACATCTTGGATGGGCTCGCCATTAAGGCGCCGATCCTAGATCCGGTACTTGGCACGCCGGTTAAGTCGCCGCAATTACTAGACGGTGCGGGCCAGCCGCTGCAAGACCCGAACGCGGCGCCCGTTAAAATCACGTATCGTGTGCAGGAAACGTTCTTGCTTGCGAGTCTGACATATCTTGCCGATGCTATGGAGGTAGCGCCATGAGCGATTTAACGACGTTTCGCGGGGATATTGAGGTACAAGGCACGGCCAGCTTTGGCGGGGCCGTTGGGCTGCCGGCAAACTCCGTGACGAACGCCGTGTTTTCGACGTTGACAACGGACAGGTTAGCCTACACAAAAGCCGTCCACTACTCGCAAAAGGTGCTCTCTATCGCACCAGCAACTACAGTGACAACGCAGACCGTGGCTATCCACATGGCGTACGGCGCGGCGACAATTAGTCATGTGTGGATTCGTCCGGCGACCGCGCCGGCGGGCGGAGACTTGAAATACACGGTTGACATCCAGAAGGCTGCCGATGGCTCGGGAACGCTTGCCAGTGTTTTATCAGCAGCGGTCGAGATCAGCAGTGCCGACACAAGCAACACGCAGCAGGCCGGCACCGTATCCTCGGCGTCGCTCGCCGCGAAAGATGTTCTGTACGTTGTCATCACGACGAGCGGAAGCACGGGCACGCAAGGCACGGGGCTCGTCGTCAGCGTGGGCATCAGCGAGAACCCGACCTAATGAGCGACATGCGGCAGTTTTCGGAGGAGTCGCTGCGGCGAATCCAGCGCGACCATACGCGATTGAAGGCGCTTGCCGATACGCTGGCTGTGCAGCAACAGCAGCAGCAGCGGGAAGGCGAGATTATTCGTACGGTAACGGGATTCACGAGCACAAACTCGATGTTTCCGACGTACCCGACGACTGGGAATGTCTACGTCGTGCGCCTTCGCGACTACGCTTACACTGCCACGCCTGGGACGCAGGCCCGGACAGCCAAAGGCAATTCGACGAAAACCATTGTCGCCAGGACATGGGACGGCGCCAGCCTGCCGGAAGACGTGCCGGTCGTGTGCGATTTGATTCACGCCATCGGCGTAGGCGCTCAATGGTGGATTCGGCCGATTCAAAAGCCGGATGTTATCTTGGTGCGAAACGACTCGGGCGGCAGTCTATCCGCCGGAGCGGTGCTGATGCTTAACGGCGTCGTCACCGATCCGCCGGTTAACGGGTCGATCGTGTTTAAGGGCGAACCCCGTGGCGTCAGCGTGGCAGATCCGACGTTCGCGGTGACAATGGATGACACAGCGAGCGGGGCGATTGCTCGATGCGTCACCGCTGGTGCCGTTGTCGCCACTGTGAACGTCGTGGATGCCGACAACACACATTGCCGAATAGAAGCAGGATCAACGCAGTTTAAGGGCGACTTTGGCGGTTATGCTCGCATCCTTTACAAGCCGTCGGGAACCGGCGTCAAAACGTGCGTTGTCAACCTTGGGCACAACGAGCAGACGGTGCGAAAAGCACGGGCAACGACGACAATCACCGACGGCGGGACTGGCTCAGCCGACGTATACATAAACGGCACGAGTCGCGGAAATATCACCGTCAATTACAATTGGCTTACCGGCTCCGGCGATGTGCAGAATGGATCGGATTTGATGATCCAATATTTCCATGACGAGGATAAGTGGGTTGTGACTCACGCGGAGTGTCCGCCATGAAGAACCGTTTTGGCGTGGCTCGATGTTGTTGCGTCTCGTACTGCGAGGACTGTTGCAACGGCAACGCGCCGACGGAATGGGATGTCGAGATATTGCTTACCGACGGACAGTGCGATACTTGCGATGAGTATTTAGGCGGCGTGTTCACGCTTGCTCGATCCGGTCCAGAGATTTGCAATTGGTCGTTTTGGCGTAACGAGCCGTCGTGGACGCAGGACTGCGAAACGGATTATCTGCGATACGGCTATATCGCCTACAATCAGCCGATGGACCTGGAGGTGCGTTGCGTCAACGAAACTCAATACCAAGTGACGTTCACGCTGCGAATCGAGACGCGATATAACACCGGCGTCGAATACGACGACAACGGCGACCCGCGACAGACGCGGTTTTTTAAGGGCAGTATCTACGCTAAGTATCAAACGCTGATCGATTACGATGATTTCATTTGCGATGAGCAGACGGACTTTGAAATTCCGTTTGTGAGCGCTTTTATGACTGCCCAATTTACTTGGCTTTACGAGGTGATCATCCCGCCTTTTCCGCCGTTCCGCCAATGGCTTACAACGCTGGAATCGCGCCTATTTACGACAGTTCCAATCGGTCAGCAGACGTTTGTGATCGATGGCGGACTAAGCGGTGCGCCATCGTGGAACTGGGTGACATATCCAGTTTGTGACCTACCGAGCGTGGTCAAGGTAACGGCCGTTCCATGAGCCTCTGCGTTTTCGACGACAACCTCACCTGCCTCTATTGTGGCTACAAGGCCCGCAAGCCGAAGACGCATCGAGCGTGCGGCGTCGAGCATCCGGCGACCGCGAAAGAGATGCTGCGGGGCTACGCTGCGGCGCTGGCTCGGTGGCTTGGCGCCGGACGCCCCACTCGCACCGACGCGGAAACCGATCGCCTGTTTGAGATTTGCGAAAGCTGCCCGCGATACGACGCGGACCGCTCGGCGTGTTCGCTATGCGGATGCAAGGTGTCCCGTGGCGGCTGGGCCGTGGTCAATAAAATCCGCATGGCGACGGAGGATTGCCCGATCGGCAAGTGGATCAATCCGCAGACACATCGGCAGGATGTGGGCAAGTTGCGGGTGGGCGTCCTCACCCCTAACCTACTTGTTGGCGGCGTGGAGTCGTGGCTAGCGTCATTGGTGCGAGAGTGGCGGCTGAGCGGCGGCATCGATCCGATCGTAGGACATGTGGGATCGGCGGCGAGCGCCGATCCGCTGAGCGTGGCGAGGGTCGCCAAGTGGGCGCCGATCGTCAGCGGTGCGGATATCGAAGGCTGCCACAAGGTAGCGAGCGGTCAGCTAGCGGCGGCGACGGTGGCGGCGGCTGTGGATGTGCTGGTAGTGTGGTCGATCGCGGCCGACACGCTGGCGAGGTGTCGAGGCCCTCGGATCGTCGGCGTCTCGCACGGGTGCGGCGATTGGTGGATGCAGGCGGCGGCGCCGTACGTCGATCATTGGGCGGCGGTGCATGACGTAGCGGCGGCGCCATGTCCGGCGCCCGCCAAGATTATCGGCAACGGCGTCGATCTCGACCGCTGCCAATCATCGCTGACGGTCGGCGAGGCTCGCCA